GTAGCCGAGGATCTGGCGCTTAAAACTCTTCTTAGCGGGATCACCGTGTCTGATGACTCGAACGCAACCCGCCTCGTAAAGGTATGGTTTGGATACCCAGATATTGAAATTCGTGACCAAAACTTTCCTTTCATCACCATTGACTTAATCGATATCCTGCAAGCCCAAGAGCGCCAGACCTCTGGAAACCTAGTAGATAACGATTATCAAGGAACAATTACTCCACAATCAGGGTTTGGGTATAACTACAACATCCCTGTGGCATATGACCTTATCTATCAAGTCACCTCTTACGCCCGTCACCCACGACACGATAGAACTCTCATCTATCAACTCCTAAATAAGTTTCCATCAAAGTACGGATACCTGATCGTCCCTAATGAATTAGGAACAGAGACAAGTAGCCGTTCTATGTTTCTTGATGGGTTTGTTAAAAGAGACGCCGTTAAGTCAGAAACTGGCGACCGTCGCCTTTTAAGAAACGTTCTCACCGTAAGAGTGGTAAGCCAGATGACCCCTGCACAGGTCGCTGCTACACCTCTTGTCGATGAGATCGCTATTAACACTACCACTTCGTCCATCCCGTCTCGACTAACACCTCTGGCACCAAACGTTAATCCGTAAAACAAATAAGGAGATAAATCAATAATGGCAACTTACAACCGTCCCGGGGTGTACGTTCAAGAAACGCTAAACCCTATTCAGCAAGTAGCTGGTTCCTCTACCAATACCGTTGCTGCTTTCCTTGGAGCAAATGACCGCGGCCCTCTTACTCCAACATTGGTGACCTCATGGGGTCAATACACTAGCTTGTTTGGAACTTGGAACAACACGGCAGTAACCTCTAACCCAAACAACCTTCCTCTTGCAATGTACCTCTTCTTTGCAAACGGCGGTCAAGCAGCTTATGTTACCCGCGTATTCAACGGAAGCGTAAGCTCTTCTACCGCTAACCGTTCATTCAACGACGGTACTTCAGGAACACCTCAACCTACTCTTAAGGTTAGTGCTACTAACCCAGGTACTTGGGGTAACAACATTAACGTAAGCATTACCTCTTCGCTTAACGGATCATCTACCGTAACCGTAACAGCAGCTTCAGCTACTGGTGGCGTAGTTACCTACACAGCAAATAACTCGTTTACTTTAGGTCAAGCAGTCTCGATTACAGGGCTTTCAACCACAGCCTTTAACTTGACTAACGTAATTATCGCGTCTGCTTCCTCTACCCAGTTCACAGTTTCAAACGGTGCTACGGGTACAGCTGTTACTACCGCTACTGCTAGCGCAACCGCTCAAGGTAACTACTTCGACCTTACTGTTTACTACAACGGAAGCAACGCTGCAAACATCGTAGAACAATGGTCTTCATTGTCTATGACAGCATCTGATTCTCGTTACGCTCCTACAGTAATCAACCAAGGTTCTATTTACATCACAGCAACAGACCTTGGGTCTACTGCAACAGGTATTACCCGTAACCCTAGCGGTGCTGGTCTTTATGGCACACCTCTTACTAACCAAGCTCTGTCAAGTGGTTCAGACGCTGCGACAGCTGCTCCATCTTCTGGAACAGCAAGCATCTACTCAACAGCTCTAAGCCTTTACGACGTAATCCCACAGTCTTTGACTTTGAACATCCCTGGAGCCACAGACTCAGCGACTGTTAATGGAGCGATCGCTTACGCTACAGGATCAACCCGCTTGAACGACGTCTTCGTAGTAATTGACGCTTACCCAGCTCAAACTGGTCAGCAAACTATTACAGACAACTACACGTCTACAGTAGCGACTCAGCTAACCCAAGCAGCTACCTATACAACAACTTCACAAGCTGCTGTGTACTACCCATCTCTTACTATCGCTGACCCAACAGTTACTGTTGGATCATCAAAGGGTCAAACCCTCGTAGTAGGCGCAGGCGCAGCGGTTGCTGGTCTCTATGGAGCTACTGATGCATCACGCGGTGTCTTCAAGGCTCCAGCTGGTCTTCAAACCCGTATTGCCGGTGCTGTAGCAGTTGCTCCTCTATCTAACGCTAACTTGGATCTATTGAACAGCTCAGTCCCACCAGTTAACGCAATTCGTTACATTGCAGGTTCTGGAATCGTTGTAATGGGTGCTCGTACCCTCAAGTCTGGTTATGTAGATCGTTATGTACCAGTCCGCCGTACCCTTACTTACATTGAGAAGGCTCTTCGTGACCTCACTCAATTCGCTATCTTTGAGCCAAACGATCAGGTTCTCTGGAACCAGATTAACAACTCTATCACCGCCTTCTTGACTGGTTTCTGGTCTAGAGGTGGTCTCGTTGGAGCTACACCTTCTGCGGCTTTCTTCGTAGTCTGTGATAGCACAAACAACACCCCAACAACAATCGACAATGGATTTGTGAATATCCAAGTTGGTGTTGCTCTGCAACGTCCAGCCGAGTTCATTGTTCTCAACATCGGCCAGTACAGCGGTGGAACCGTTGTCACTGTTTCCTAAGGAGGAAAATAAATAATGGCAACTAGCACACTAAACGCCTATAACTCAAGTCTGGCCACAGATCCTTTACGTACGTTTAGGTTCAAGGCTGTCTTTAGCATCCCATCTACTGATACAGCATTGTTTGATCAGAGAATTGGAAACAGCAACGGAACCTCTTCTGTAAGCGGTGTTTCCACTGGTTGGGTAGGCGGATTCTCTACAATCTCTGGATTGTCTATCGCAACCCAGAACATCCCTTACCGCGAAGGCGGAATGAACACCACTGTTCACCAGATTCCTGGCATGACCACCTTCCAACCTTTGACCTTCACTCGCGGGGCAATCTATGGAAACGATCAAGCAATTACATGGATGCGCGGATTGTTCTCAGCCTCTGCTGGAAATGGTCTTAACAGTGGTGGAGGAGGTTTTCGAGTAAACATCGACATTACTGTTAATAACCACCCAAATACAAACGTTCCAAACGAGTTTGCTGCAATGAAGTTCTCAATCTTTAACGCTTGGATTACAAACCTAAGCTACACAGATTTGGATGCTACTAACGGCGCTCTTATGTTTGAGACCATGCAACTTGTTCACGAAGGAATTAACATCTCGTTTACTGGCTCTACTGGTGCTCCTGTAGGAACTACCTCACAACCTACTGGAACATCCGTTCCTGGAAACCTTTCGTCTCCAAGCCCTCTATCTGGAACTTCAGCACGAGGTAACTAATACTATACAATTAACTAACTGATCTACTTTTAGGAGAATAATAAGTGGCAGAAATAATTAACGACCAAGACCTAATTAATAAGTTCGCTCAACATGCTGCTGCGGAACCCGAGGAAAAAGTAAGTACTCGGGCTCCGCTAGGCTCAGAAGTTTCTCTTCCCGGGGGACTTGTGGAAAGAGGAGACGTTATTAGAACTGTTGAAGTTCGAGAACTTACCGGTGTAGATGAGGAAGCAATCGCTAAAGCTTCTACAACAGGTAAAGCTCTAAACGTACTTTTACAACGTGGTTTAGTAAGAGTAGGCGGTAGAGAGGCTACAACAGACGATTTAGACAAGCTTCTTGCTGGTGATAGAGATGCAATCCTTATTGGTATTAGAAAGATTACCTTTGGGGAAACTATTGACTTCCAGATTACTTGTCAGAGTTGCGCTACAGAGCAAGTTACAACGGTTCACTTGGTAGACGATGTTCCAGTTCGTAAATTAGAAGACCCAACTGCGGATAGAACATGGAACGTAGAAACTAAGAAAGGTTATGTAACCATAACTCTTCCTACTGGATTAACCCAAAAGAAACTCTTAGAAAATGCGGATAAGACGGCAGCTGAGATCAATACCTTGTTGTTGACAGGCTGTGTTCTATCAGTAAATGGAGAACCTTCCGTAGGAGCCTACACCGTCCTATCTTTAGGTATCGGAGACCGCTCAAAGTTAATTGATGAGATTTTAGCTAGAAACCCAGGCCCACGCCTCGGGGAGGTGGTTAAGACTTGCAAGGCATGTGGAGAAAAGATCGCACTCCCACTAAGTCTTGTCGATTTGTTTCGTATATAGAGAAGAAGATTACGAGCATTTGTTAGACCAGTATGAGTTCTTAACAAGAGTTTTTACTGGGTGGACTTTAGCGGATATAAAAAATATGTCCGCTAGAGAAAGATTAAACTGGATCGAACGCGCTAGAAAGAATAGGAGGTATTAGACCAATGGATGACAGCAAAGTTGGCTTAAACCTTGGTGGCGGGGGAAAGATCTCTCTTAGCATTACTAATATCAAACGAGACATTCTTGGTCTAGCGAGTTCGATCACAGGCACTTTACAGCCAGCTGTAGACAAACTGGTTAAGTCCCTTAACTCTGTAAAGATCCCAAAAGTAGAAGCCCCTTCAGGTTCAGGACAAGGTGGCTCAGGCGTAAACAACAATGTGGTCGCTAGCAATGGAAGAGCGGCGCTCCCTCCCCCACCTCCTACTAGCGACGCCAATACTGGCAGTGGTGGAAGTGGTGGCGGAGGGAACCAAGATAGAAACCGAGTTGCCGCAGTCAATGA